ATCGCCCTGTTCAAAGTGAAACCTTTCGCCCTGGGCGAATGGAACAGTGGCAATATTGCCAATTATGTGTATGGAGCTACTCAGCTGGTTCCTGAAGTTCTGCGTGACAGTGGCCGCGTGGTTCTTTACATGTCGACCGATGCCCTGAGCACATACCATAAGAACCTGGAGAACCTTTACGGTCTGAACAGGGATTATGCTGCAAACATCCAGTACGTGAAGGAATATCCTTCAGTGAAGATCGTTGCAGTACCTGGCATGGCTCCCAGCAAGCGTATGATCTGGACGATCGAAGGCAACCTGTGCCTGTTCGAAGACAAACCCGGAGAAATGCTCAACTTCCAGCTCGAGCAGCAGGACTGGACCCTCAAGGTCTGGAGCAACTGGAGAGAATCATTCTGGGCTTATCTTACCGGGAAGAAGTACGCTTCGGCCGCTGAGATGCCTTCAGACTATTCAACCCAGCTGATCTTCTGCAATGACGTGGATGAGCCCGCTGATTTCTACGTAGCCATGGATGCCAATGACACCACTCCGTCGGTGCTCAACCATTCTTCCCTGGTCAGCGTTGCCAACACAGGAACAACAGCAATCACTGATATTGACGACTGTGCCGTTGGCCAGGAAGTCAGGATCAAGTGTGGTGCTGGTGCAAATCCCATCACCATTGCAGCTGCAGGTAAATTCTCCCTGATCACTGCAGCATGGACCCCGGTGGCTGGTGATATCATCTTCCTGAAGAAACGTTCCGATGGCAAGTTCATCGAACTCAACAGGACCAACGCCACTACCGATTCCATCGCTTTTGACGCTGATGATGCCACTCCGAGCGTAACCGGTGGTATTTCATTCATAACGAATGCCAATACCACAGCCACAGCAATCACCAACCTGGACAATGCCGTTGCAGGAGTCGTTTACACTCTCCATGGCGCCGGCACAACCAACGCCTCCACCATCGCCAATTCAGGCAACTTTGTCCTGACTGCCGCGATGACTCTCTCTGCAGGAACTTTCATCACGCTCCAGAAGAGCGCGATCAACGGGAAATTCTACGAAATCACACGCGGATAAGAGTCTTGGGGAGGGATATCTTTCCCTCCCCAGGCTCTTTGAGCTTAACCTTAATACCTCAAAACCATGACATACGTTAAAACAAGCGTTCCCAAGCCCGGCGACAATAAAGGCGTGGGAGCAGACAAACGTGACCTGATCACCATCATCGACTGGGCTGATGTTGCTGACGACAGAATCGTTCGCGATTCCAAAGGGATTGTTATTCCGAGCACCATCAACATGAAGTCAGGATGCTATATGATTCAGCTTTATGGTTCCGTCACAACCATGAAATCTGAAATAGCATCTGAAGGTGATCCCGATGGCAAAGCAATGATCCAGACTGTTTCTTTCAAACACCCGGGATCTTCAGTAGCCGTTCGCGAGTTCAGGTACAACTACCTGAATAAAAACCTTGGCCTTATCATTCAGCGCGGATCCAGCACAGAGAAAACCCTCTATGGTGATAAATATGCTCCTCTTCAGATGGAAGTCAAGCATACCGATGATGAAAAAGCCAATGCGGTTGAGTTCACCTTCAAATCACTGGTAAAAGGTCCGGATGCAGCCGATTACTTGGGAACTATAACCCTCGAATCTCCTGTTGCAACTGTTGCAGCTGACGCCACAACAGTCAATCTTTCAACAGGTGAAGGAGAATATCAGCTCACCGACGGAACAGCAGCTCAGGCAACGCTTACCACTTGCTCGAGCCCCGTTGACGGACTGGTGTTCACTCTCCTGGGATCCGGAGGTTCACATCCTTCGAAAATCGTTTCCGGAGCGGATTTTCTCCTTTCGTGTGGTACAACCTGGAACGCTCTTTCAGGCGCCAAAATCACATTCAAGGTGTTCAAGGATGGCAGTTCCTCATACAAGTTTATTGAGCTTAGCAGGTCATAGCAGACTGGTTCATTTCTCAAGTAAGAAAAAGGGGGAGAGCATCCCCCTTTTCTTTTGTCCTTTTTCAGGTTAATCCTTAAGTATATGTTTGTTTCTCTATCAACCTATTTTAAATTTCATGGCCATGAAAGAAGAAATTGTAAATTATTTCCGCTGCGATCGCTCTTATGAAGGCGCTGTAAGCCTTTACATGAAGTACGGAAACCGTATCGGGCTGAAAAAACAGCTCAATGTGCAACAGCAGAATGATCATCTGCTCAATACCCTGCATGAGGAGCTTCGCTCGATGGCAGGTATTCATCCTGACGTATTTCGCGTATTGGTCAGCGTTCCGGTAGTTCCGGTTAAAGTCGCTGAGCCGGTTCTTCAGGAGGCAATCGAAGACCCTCAGGTCATGCCGGAGAAAAGCGCTCCGGCAGAAACTCCAGCGCCAACGAAGAAAGTCCAGGGCAGGAAATCCGCAAAAAAGTAAACCTTAACACGGTTCCTTCAATTCGGATCCGGGAGCAGTACCCTTTTCTGAATTCCCCAACTTGCCCCGCTGAGCTTAAAATCCTGATCTCAGATAAGATTTCGGCCTATCATGCGTATGTGGATGCGCATGATAGACTATTCTCGGCCAAAACTCCGGAGGATTTGTTTCAAGCCAGCCGGGATGCAGTAGAAAAGTACCTCGAAAACCGTCTGATCATCGATGAGCTTGAATATTTTAAGCAGCATCATCAATTATTGGGAAAACACCCAATATTCTCCTGGATCTGCCGGTCAGATGAAATCAGGGGCATGAAAATAGGAGATCTGGTCAATCTCAAGATCAGGTTGGAAAACAATCTTGTCAGAAACCGCAAAAAAGTGCGTACTGCCAAAAATCATCCGCAAACAGCCAGTCGCATTGATAGAATTAAGGAAATGGAAAAGGAATTGATAGAAGTTAACCGATTACTGAACTTATAAGTGAATTCACGATTTTTCAATATCAACGACCTGGATGATCAGCAGGTGGATCAGGATCCGGAAGACCGTTCAGGGATACTGGCGGAAACTTTTTTAAATACCCATGAAGAACGGGTAGAAAGTATCAAACATCTCACCGGAAGGATCCCTTCACCTGGTGAGATTTTCTTTTTATGGACCGTCAATAGTTTCAATGCGTTTACATTTATTCCTTTCATCCTTCGGGAATGTGGAATCATCGATGAATTGATTCTTTCTACCTATTCCATCAACATCCGGATCATTGATGCCCTGGTTAAACTTATCGACCGGGGAAAAGTCTGTAGTGTTGAAATTTTCATCAGTGATTCCATTAAGTCACGACTTCCAAAGGTATTTGATCACCTGAGCGCCCAGGTGGAGAAGCGCCGGGGGGTCATTACGGTAAATTATGCCTGGAATCATTCGAAAATTGCCCTGATCCGTTGTGGTGATTCCTATTTTGATGTTGAAGGATCCGGGAACTGGGGAGAAAACGCCCAGCATGAGCAGTATATATTCCTAAACAGCCGGAAAGTGTTCGAATTCCGTAAAAATGAAATTTTGTATGGATCTCACCCCTGAACAATTAAAAACCATCGAGCAACTCGGAGGATTGCATTATTCTCCGGAGAAAATTGCAATGTACCTGGAGCTTGACCGTAAAGAATTCTTGTCAGAGTTCCATACCGTAGAAAACGATCCGGAGTATAAGTCTGGAAATGTCCGTTATCACTATGATCGTGGATTATTGCTGGCTCAGACCGAAGTTGACAAAGCCAACCTGAAACGTGCCCGAGATGGCAATCTTACAAGTGTAGCCCAATTCAAAAAGGATGTTACAATCCAGAATTTTGAAAATGCCAAACGCAGGATCCTTTACCAGGATGACAAGACCGAATTAAATCAACTCAAGGGGCTGATCGAGCGCGGTGAGGTTAAGGAGTTGCCTGCTCCCATGGTGGAATATTTCGAACAAATAGATTATATCAGGGGGCTTTATCTACGCTGGCAGTCAAAGCCTTTTATCATTAATGCTGTGGCGCTGAAGTACCCACAGATGACCAAATACAAAATCGCAAGGCTTTATAACGAAACCCTTAACTTCTTTTACCTGGATAATGATGTCAAGGTCGAAGCCTGGCGAAACATTTATGCTGAGCGCCTGGATAACCTTGCTGCCCTGGCTGCAGAAATGAATGATCTGGAACAGGCCCGGCGCTGCCTGGTGGATGCGGCTGAAATTCGTGGTGTGACAAAAGATCAGCCCCCGCAGCTGCCTGCTGATCTGCTTGATCGTCGGCCGGTGTTCTATACAATGGATATTCAGAAACTGGGAATCCCCAAGATCCCGAGAACCCGCCTTGCAGAATACATTGATAAATTGGATTTAACGGATTTGGAAAAATCTAAATTCAAGCGTGAGGCGATGGTTGAAGATGCACCCTTTGAACTGATACTCGAAGATGAAGAGGCTCAAGATTAACCCCGACAATTCCGAAATTCGTTATTCAAACTGGATTTCTGCACTCATCGATCTGATGAAGCCGACAAACCTGTATTTGTATGGGGGCCGTGGAACTGCCAAAAGCACAGAAATACTGGCAAAGCGTATTGTCGATGTAGTTTATGATATGCCCGGCGCCCCTCTTGCAATCGTGGCCGATACATACGTGAATCTCTTAACCAACATCCTGCATCATGTATTCATTGGACTGGACCGGATGAAGTTCATCGAGAATTATCATTATGTGGTAGGGGTAAGGCCACCGGTGCATTGGGAAAAATCCGATGGTCATATCTATGATCACAAGTACATGATGATGACCTTTAATGGATGCAAAATATTCCTTAAATCCCTGGACCGGCCATCTATCAATGCAGGATATTCAGTTGTGCATCAATTTGGCGATGAAGCCAAATACCTGCAGCAGGGAAAGCTGACCAAATTCTTTCCTACCCTCCGAGGGGATATCACCCGCTTTGGCAAAAGCCATTTCTTCCTGGGACAAACATTCTGCTCTGACATGCCGGATCCCAATGTGGGAGAAAGTGACTGGATGGATCACATGGCTGCACGTATGGATAGCAAGACTATTCTGATGATCATGCAAACAGCAAGGGTTGTGAATGATATCAACCTGGAGATCTACCTTGCAGAGAAGGAAGGGGATGAGAGAACAGTAATGCTTCTTAAGAAACAATTGGAGCGCTGGAGCATGCGTCTGCGCAAGATCAGACAGAATAGTACATTCTTCTATATCGTGAGTTCATTTGCTAATGCAGATATCCTCACGATGCAGTACTTTGAGAACCTGTTAGAGTCTGGTTCATTCGATGATTTCAAACTGCATGTACTGTCTATCAAGCGTACCATTGCCAAAGGGACCAGGTTCTATGGTGCACTGCAGGATCGTCACTTCTTTGAGGATGGGTATGACTATGACTTCTATGATGCACAGGGATTACGATCCAGCATCTCCCATACATGTACGGGCTTACGTTATCTGCATGCAGACAAACCCATTGAGGCTGGCTTTGATGCAGGCAACATGATGTCACTCGTATATGGACAGGAACAGGGCAACATCTATCGTGTCCTTAAGAACATGTATACCCTGGCACCTGAATGGATACGTGACCTGGCTAATCAATTCATTACATTCTTTGAACCACATAAGAAGAAGTATCTGCTACTCTACCATGACAGGGCAGCATCACAGTATGCCAAGGTAAAGAAAGACTTTGCCTCTCAACTAAAGCATGACATTGAATACAATGCAGCAGGGGTGCGTACTGGTTGGATCGTGCAGTTAATGAGTACAGGGCAGGGGAACATCCCACATCCTGATAAGTTCAACCTGATGAATGTAATGATGAATGACAAGGATGAACGATTGCCCAGGCTAATGATTGATAAGTGGGAATGTAAAGAACTCAAGAGCCAACTTGAGATAGCCCCTGTCAAACGTGGCGCACATGGTGAGATATTAAAGGAAAAGAAAAGTGATAAACTGCAAGACACGCGGCGTTTGCCAATGGAATCAACAAACTTAACTGATGCCTTTGATTACCTGATCTGTCGTAAGAAATGGCTGCTGATAGCCAAACAAAAGAAGGCCCTTACCTTCTCCTCCCTTGAAGTAAAGTAACCCCCTGCCTTGTCTCTAATGGTGTGATATCCTTATGGATATGCATTTATATATGTGGTATTTCGTAAAATGCCATGTGTCATATATCCACCTGTCAGAGTGTCAGGAACGTGCCTCCTAAGGAGAGAGCGGGTC